GGATCGTTCGCCTCGGCACGGTGCCGGTATCGATCTTGAGGATCTAGCCGGCGTTTGGGCCCTTTCAAGCCACGCGGCAAATGTATCACCACTGCATGTCGCGAGGCACTGGCAACTTACAAGGATTAATGCCATGAGCCGAATCGCTCTGAGTTGCGTTGATCGAGCACAGCGGGAAATCCTGCCGCTCGATTTGGCGCTCTACCATGCTGCTCGGGACTATCCCGGCGGCGCCGCTGCAATTGCTGCCACCACCGGCCGTAATCCCACCACGCTGCAACACAAACTCTCACCTACGCACCCGAGCCACACGGTCAACATCCAGGAGTTCGGCGAGATCCTGGAGCTGACCAAGGATCGCCGCATCCTTGATGCCGTGCATGCCTTGGTCGGTGACACGATCTGGCAGGAGTTGGCTGAGACGTACACCAATGACATGCCTGAGACGCTGACCACTGGCATTGCCGAGTACTTTCGGCAGGTCGCGAACTTGGCTGAGACGTGGGCCAAAAGTATCGGCGACGGCGTGGTGAATGACCACGAACTGGCCGAGATCCGCCTGCAGGTGTTTCGTGGGATTCAGGGGCTGCTGGGGTTGTTCAACCGCGCCACGTATGTCAACCAGACGACGCGGAGTGTTGATCGTGGCTGATATTGCAGACTTCGCTAATGACCTGGTTCTTGAGCATGTTGATCAAGTCTTAACTGCCCGTCGTAACGCCGCCAAACCCGCATTGGCGGCGCATTCTTTTCTGTTCTGTGAGGACTGCGACGAGCCTATTCCAGAAGATCGCCGAGTGGCACAACAGGGATGCACCCAATGCTTCAGCTGTCAGTCGATCACTGAAGCTCGGGAGGCCCGATATGCTCGATGAGGTATTGGGGCAATTCGGAGACTACGGCCTTGAGCCTGCGCAGCCACTTGTATTCGGCAAGATTGTCCGGTGCAAGACATCGCAGGATAAGGGCAAGGAAAAGAACGGCTGGTACGTCGTTCACGAGCAGCGAACGGAGAAGGGCGAGACCCTGATCTTCGGTGCGTTCGGTGACTGGCGTTCGGGCGAGTCGCAGAAGATCAAGGTCAAGGCCGGACGGCTGTCGCCGGAAGAGCGCGAGGTGATGCGCGCGCGGCAGGAAGAGGCGAAACGTCGCGCTGCCGAGATATCCGCCAGTGCGGCACGTCGTGCGGCGAAGCGCGCCGCTGGCATGTTCAAACGTATGCCGGAGAAGGGCCGTAGCGACTATCTGGATCGTAAGCAGATTGTGGGGCTCGGCGTTCGGTATGCGCCGCGTACTGGTGCGTTTCTGGTGCCGATGAGCAATGTGCGCGATGAGATAGTCGGCCTGCAGGTGGTGTTCCCCACCAAGCAGGAAGACACCGGCCGCGATAAGTCCTATTGGCCTTACGGCATTTCTAAGGAGGGCGCCTTTCACTTGATCGGTCCGCATCCAGATCCGGGTGAGCCGGTGCTGGTGTGTGAGGGCTACGCCACCGGCGCAAGCCTGCATATGGCCACGTCACTGACCGTGGCCATTGCGTTTGATGCCGGTAACTTGCTGGTGGTTTGCAAGGCCATGCGCGAGCGGTTTGCCGGTTGCCCGCTGATCATCTGCCGCGACGATGATTGGAAGACAAAGCGCCCGAATGGCGAGCCCTGGAACCCCGGTGAAGAGAAGGCGAACAATGCCGCGTTGATCGTCGGTGGCCAGGTGGTCGCGCCGATCTTCTCCGGTGAGCGGGAAGACAAGTGGACGGACTTCAACGACCTGCACGTTGCCGAAGGCTTGGAGGCTGTTCGGCGTCAGGTGTTGGCGGTGGTCAAACCACCTGCAGCGGGTGGCTGGAAAGATCAATTGGCCCGCACTGAAAACGGCGCTCTGATCGCGCACAACCATGAAAGCTTTCTGTCGCAGAAGATGCTGCATTGCGGATGCAGTGCGCCGACTTACTACCGCCGTTTACACGATGCCCATGTGCACATCGAAGGTATGCTGATGGGAAAGGCTGCGTGACCCCGGGCACGAATCCGGCTATCGCTGTCCCACTGGCCCGCCTTGTCCCGCTGCGTCTTAACGTGGTGGGGCAAGCGCGGGCCGCGTCGTTGTTGGGCTGTCCCACCGTCCCGCTTATTGGAGCCTCCCGCCCATGTGAGCGGAGCGAGCACCAGTACGCGCCTGTGGCGCGCACGCGTGTTATTCAATTTCTTCCTTTACACGAGAAAGTAGATAAAAAGTAGGTCAGTGGGGCGACGCCCCGAATTTAGGCGCTCTCAGGCGTCCCACTTCGATTCTGAAAGGTGGGACCAATGGGACAACGCGAAAGCAACAGATAGCCGAGGTGGTGTATTCGCCGACATTCGCTAGGCGTTCACCCTGTGTTACCCACTTATTCACCGGGTGGCATTAAAGGGGGGTTGCTGCCATGAGAATCCACCTGTAAAAAGTAGTCATCTTCGATAGGTGCGACCGCAGAGAGCGGCAGGCACCACACACCAAACCCGGCCCTTGCGCCGGGTTTTTGCGTTTATGGAGTAGGGCGATGACGAACGAGCAGCAAGCGCTGGCAGAGATGCCGATCTGGTTAGTGATCGTCTTGGCCTTGGTCGGTGGCGTGTCGGGAGAGATGTGGCGAGCAGACAAGGACGGGGCGCGGGGTTGGGCGTTGTTACGACGCCTTGCGCTTCGGTCCGGCGCCTGCATTGTCTGTGGCGTGTCGGCGATGATGCTGATGATCGGCGCGGGTATGACGATCTGGACGGCGGGCAGCTTGGGTTGCCTGACTGCGATGGCCGGCGCTGATGTTGCCATCGGGTTGTACGAACGCTGGGCCGCCAAGCGGCTGGGCGTCTGCGAAGTGCCACCCGCAGGTGGCGAGCAGGGGTGATGCACCGGTTTGGGGCGCCGGAAACTGCCGGGGACCCTGGGGTTATTCGGGGGGTACGGGGTCGGAAACCCGCGGGAAAGTGTTAGCGGGAAGCCTGCCAGCTTACTGAAATTTCAATCATTGAAATCTTGAAAGGATTCATTGAAATACGTTGAAAAAGGAGGACTCATGACAGAACCAACCTACCTGTCAAAGAGCGCCTTCGCGGCCCGACTCGGCAGGTCACCGAGTTACATCACCTGGCTGAAGGACAACAACCGGCTGGTACTTTCGCCCAACGGCAAACAGGTTGATGTGCATGGCACCGAAGCGCTGATTCGCGATACCGCTGACCCGAGCAAGGCCGCCGTCGCCGAACGCCACCAACAGGACCGGATTCAGCGAGACGTTTACAGCCAACTGTCCACCTCGGTAGCACCGACTCCCACGGCTGCGCCGCAGCAACTCATTACCGGCGATGGCCAGCAGCCGGACTTCCAAAAATCCCGCGCCCTGCGCGAGCACAACATGGCCATGCTCGCGGAGATCGAGCGGCTAAAGGCTCAGGGGTCGTTGGTCTCCAAGAAAGCGGTTGAGACTGGCGCCTACGACGCCGGTCGACTGCTGCGCGATCAATTGTTCGGGCCGCTACCTCAGTTGTCCCACGACCTTGCCACCATGACCGATCCCTGGCTGATCGAAAAACATCTAACGGCCACGTTTCGTAAAACGCTGGAAGAGGCCGAGCGCCTTTCTTCAGCAGATCTTGAACATGCCCTGACACCGGATTGAACCCATGCACACGGATTTTTCTGACGGTGCAAAGGTGTACCGTGAGAACTATTTCCGTGGACTGCGCCCTGATCCAGACCTCTGGATTGATGAATGGGCCGATGAGTACATGCGGATCCCGCGAGACACCGGCGCCCCCGAGCCAGGCCAGTACCGCACCTCGCGGACACCTTATGCCCGCGAGCCGATGCGCTGCCTGTCGCCGGCCCACCCTTGCAGACGCGTGGTCACCATGGTGGCCTCGCAGTTGATGAAAACCCAGATCGCCCTGAACTGGATGGGCGGCCTGATCCACATGGCGCCGTCGAATATTCTGGCGCTGCTACCGAGCCTCGGATTGTCCAAGCGGGTTTCCGGTCGGATCAGCAAGACCATCAAGGCCACGCCTGTTCTGCGTGAGCGTCCCCACACCTTCCACTACATGGATCCGCCTTACTGGCAGACCGCCGGCTACGGCGTGGACTTCCCGTTCGAAAATTACGAGCGGATAGCAGACTTCATGCGCCGATGCAAAGGTAAGGTGATGGTCAGCATCAACGACCATCCGGACATCCGGCGGGTGTTTGAGGGCTTTCACTTCGAGACCTTGGATATTCGCTACAGCAACACCAATCAGCGCCAAGTCAAAGCCGAGGTGAGCGGGGAGCTCGTGATCATGAATTGGGAACCTGCCGCGTTAGGCGGATTGTTCTAGCAACACCATAGATGTCATACATCCCCTCCGTGTTTCCCAAACTACACAGGAGGGGATTTTTTGCATTGCGAAGATTTGGTGGGGGTTTTAATTTCACATATCTTAATTTTCTAATGGCGCCCCTAGGGCTATTGGCGGTGAAAGTGCAGTCAAAGTTTCACAGAGAGCAACGCCAAAGCTTATTAGTAGATTTAAGTCATTGATGATTTGGTCGGGGCCACTGGATTGGCCAGGATTTAGCGCGTGAGCAATGGCATTGCGGCGCTCGAAGAATTCTTCAAGACGTACCAGCAGTTTTCCATGAGCCTTGGCGGGATCTGCGTCGCCAAATATTTCGAGTATCGTAGGTTTGTCCGAAATTTTCTTGCAAGCGTCTCCTAGTCCGCTAACTTTAAAGAGTCCATTAATTTCGTTTGGGCGCATATTGTTTTCGTTGTGGATCAGCTCTCTATATATATCTTGTGTTAAGTCGCCTTTGCAGAAATCGTGTATGACATTGAATTTAGCTTGGGCTATCCCGAATATGTTTTCTTGTCCGCCGCCTATTTGGTTGCCATCAAATCTGACTTTCGAAAGGCCGTCCATAGTCCTTTTCCAAGCTGTAGCTGCTAACTTGTTTGGAAGCTTGTCGAAAGACTCTGTCGCTGAGACTACAACGCGTGCATATTCCCTTGCCATTTCTCTGACGTATTCTTCGAAAGTGGCCGCGAGCAGCAGAGTGGCCGAGTTGGCGGCGGCAATTCTTGCCTTAGCGGGTTTCTGGGGGTCATTAAATGTTTCGACAAGGGAGCGGATGGCCTCCATGTCGTCTACGAACTCTTCAGTGACTATCTCAAAAGGAGTCGCCACATTGATTACTCCGGCCGTAGGATTTTTCGCATCAAAGTGATGCGAGCTTTCACTGCATTGGCAGTATTGCCTTGTCCGGTAAGAGTGCTTATGCCTTCCGCATTATTAAGAGCGGTTGCCATCCGTTGTTGAATCGCTAGGCCATCGCTCCGAATGGAGTCCCTGTGTTCCCACAGATCATTCATAGCTACCATTGCTGAGTCGAACATAGCCGCGGACACTCGTGACCTGCCCTTTTCGTCAGGGGGGAGTACGAAAGGATTGCCGTTGAAAATCTGGTATAATAACGTAAAACGGTCAATGAACTCTTGCTTCATCACTTCTCCTTCTTGCTCAGAGGTGACTCGTTCCATTGCTCTGTCTAACATTGATTTCATTGAGCCGCGAATGTTTGTTTCGTCTCTGAGAGCAAAGTAGCGGAGCACAAGCTGGCAATCACCCATAGTCGAGTAAAGGTTGTTTTTCTGACGTAGCGGGTTTTCATAATACTCATTCGGATCGGACTCAATATACGGCGGAATGTCGAAGACCTCTGTGAAAAGATTAAATCTAGTTAGGTCAATAATGACTTTGTTGAAGCTCCCGGCATTGAGTGCGTTGCGAATTTCTTGCGGATTGAGCTTGGTGCCCCCAGTATTCAAACGATCGAAAATAAATCGTCGTATATCTGTTAGAGAAAGCCTGCCTTGGGTTTTTTCAGGTTCACTTTCTAGCAGCAGCACAATTGCAGACAGACTTGCCCGATCCAGCGCTCGTTTGATTCGCGTCGGGCAGCGGTGATAGCGAAGCCCAATGAGGGGCTTGAGCACTGTCAGCCCTGTTAATGCGAAGTCATTGGCAATAAACTCCCGGACGGTATTCAGGCGCTGTTGGCCATCCATGACTTCATATCGAGCGGCGTCGCTTTCATATAAAAACACTGGAGGCACTGGGATGTTTAGAAGCAATGATTCTATGAGCTTTGATTTTTGAGCGACGGACCATCTCAGGCGACGTTGATATTCAGGTCGAAGATTAAGTACTTCCCCTTTGTCGATAAGGTCGCGGATCTGCGGAAGAAAAAAATTGTTTGTTTGATAGATAATTCGAAATGCATTCTTTGCAAAGTATTCATCTGGGTCAACGTATTGAGTCTCCGTAATCGGGCCCTCAGCCTCGTCTTCCGGATCACCCATCAAGATTTCGATATCCATCCTTCCTCCCGCGATCATTTCAGTCGTCAATGTGTGGTAGCTATGGTGCCCTAGGCGACAGTTCATTGCTCGTTGCAGCATACAGGGTTTGGATCCCGTCCTGCTTGCTGCATAGTTTTAGGGCAAAATGGAGGCCTCTACCGGCCGCTCTATGCGCTGGCGACATAGTGAAATTCCCATACTTAGCGGCCTATAGCGGTAGGTAGGCCCATCGATGGGGGGATCCCTACCTACGCTCATCGCGGACTCTGGATGCCAATGTAGACCGGCCCCATCCTCTGCAATTCTAGAAAAAATGGGGCTGGTACCTGCAATGTTGCCGGTTACATGTTGCGAATGTCTTCGTTTGCTTTAAGCACGAACTCAAACCCGATTCCCACTTCCTTTAGTGTCTGTGCAACGCGGTCAACGAAGAACTCGGCTTGCTCTGGCAGTTCGTACAGGCCGTTAATGCGGATGATGGGCAGCTTGCCTTTGGATGGAGGGTAGCTTTCCAACATCTCGCCGCTTTCTATGAAGGCAATGTAGGTATTTATTTTCTCTTGCAGCAACAGCAGGTGCTCACCCTGTTGGGCTTTGTCGCCCCATTTGAGGTGGTCGGTAATAACCAGAATTACGTTTTTGGGCTCCCACTCTGGTACGGCAATAATATCGACGACTTTCGTTTCTACGATGGACATGTCTGCTCCCTCAGAGGGGTGGATCAGGTCGAAGGATTTCGACTCTGGTGGGCGGTATCTTGGTGCCGCCGGGGAAACCGGGTTTCCCTTTACCTAC